GCGTCATCCGTTTCAGTCGGTGTCATACGGTTTGTAATGTCCGACAGTGTACCTACGGAATGTTTCGGGAACGATATGCCACATTTTGCCTACACATTGCCCACATTTTTCCATAACCCACCGTGGAAAAGGGTTGAATCGCAGTGAATCGCGATGATGCCAAAACCGTTGGAGAATAAAGGAAAACCGCCATCTCTGGCGGTTTCCAAAAGTGCCTCCAGCGGGACTCGAACCCACAGGAGAAAAGCTTCAGACACTTGCCGTTTCAACGGTTCCATCAATACCTTGCGTCGCTTTTGCCCACATTTTGCCCACATTCTGCGAAAAGAGCAAACCGCCCATGCGCTCCGACAAATCGTCCAGATCATCGTCGAAAAGGTCGGCATACACGTCGAGCGTCATGGCGGCGGACTTGTGCCCCAATTGCCTTTGCACGGTCTTGACATTAGCGCCGGACTGCACCATGAGCGAAGCGGCGGTATGCCGCAGATCGTGAATCGTCATGTGGCCACGCCCCACGCCCGCGCGGCGAAGCGCCACCGCGAACCACCCATCGTGCCGCGTCGGATTCCAGCCGTTGCCCATCGGCTCGTCCAGAGGGTCGCCGGGAGCGGTGAAAAGAAAATCGGACGGCTCGCGCCCCTCGCATTGCTTGGCGAGCAGCGGACGCAACACCAGGGGGAACATCACCGAGCGTCCATCATGGGTCTTCGGGTCGGTCTCCACCATCCTGCTGGAAAGACGCGTGATGCTCCTATATATATGCAGTCGACAGCGTTGCAGATCGACATCCTCGACACGGAGCGCCACGAGCTCGCCCCAACGCATGCCGCACAGGCCCAAGGTCAGCACGATCGGCTCACGCCACCCACACTGCATCGCCACACGAGACAATTCATCGGCCGACAGATAGACATGCTTCCGCACCTGCTTGCGCGGCAGCTCGATGCCGTCGCATGGATTGTCGTGGATGCACCGATCGGCCTTTGCCCTCTCCATGAGGCTGCGAAGCAGATTCTCGGCGCGAATCGTCACCGACGCACTGCGTCGTCCTGCCAGATCGGTGACCCACCGCTGCACTTCGTCCATTGTGATGGACTGGACTTCACGCACGCCCCATTGCGGCATGACATGCACGCGCCAAGCATCCTCCAATGACTTGACGTAGCTTGGTTTGGCCTTGGTCTTTTTTGCGGCCAGCCATGGCTCCCAGAAGTCTTCGACCAAGCGTCTTCCGGCTTGTGGGTCGATGTACGCTCCGACGCTTTTAGCTGTGGTCACGTTCGCTGCGCCCCAGGCATCGGCGTCCATTTTGCGTTTGAAGCCGCGTTTGCCGGTGTCCGTGCCGTCCGGCTTACGGTATCTGACTTCGTATCTTTTTCCGCTTTTCGTCTGGTATTGGCGGATCGTGTAGGCCATGCTTGCCCCTTCGTTTGCGTGGCATCAAGTCTATCAATCCGTTGATTTTTTTCTCTGTTTTTTGCGTTTCGGCTTGCATTACTTTCATTGCTATGCTATGATAGTTATATCAAGGAAAGGAGGTGAACATGGAACCCAAGGATTGGCTGCAGCTGATCACCAGCTGGGTATCGATTGCGGTGACCATCTGGCTCGGCCTGCGTGATGACCCTCCTCCGGAAGGAAGGCACCGCAAGCGCAAGTAAAAAGGTTCCGGCTATCCCAAGTAGCCGGAACCCTCATCCAATCCTACCAAAGGGAACCGTGAGCATCATGACAAAGCAAAGGAAACTGGCCGTCACATGCATGCTGTTCGCCGTCATATCGGCCACGAGCACATTCGGCGGCATGCACATCATGGCGGCAGGATTCGCCATCGCAGCCGGCATCGCCGGCCTCTTCGCCGGATGGAGCGGACGATGACAGTCGAATACATGAGCTTCACAGAGGTCGCCGACCAGCTCGGCGTCAAGACCGGCGCCCTCGCTACCTACAAGCTCCCAGAGCCCGACGCGATCATCGGCCGCACTCGCGGATGGCTCCCCGACACCATCGACCGATGGAACGCCAGTCGTCCCGGTCGCGGCGTCGGCGGAGGACGCCCACGCAAGAACAAGACCGAATAACAAGAAAAGCCCCTCCCCCAGCAATGCTGAGAGAGGGGCGATGTTTAACCGAGTTTTCCGATGATCTGTTTTTCTTTGTCGCTGAGAGGCCATATGGTCACGTCCTCCGCGGCCTTCAGTTCCGCGGCCTTCAGTTCCGCGGCCTTGGCTTCGCTCATCAGATAGCCGCCGCCGAAGATGGCCTTCCTCACGGCCTTCTGCGAAGCGAGCCTAGGCGTGAATGCCACGTCCGAAGCCTTGACACGAAAATCCACGCCAGCCTTGCCGACCTTATTCAGCCGTGTGACGGTCAACAATTCCGGCGGATACGCATACTTCGGCAGATGTTTCCTGCTTCCGCGCCTGACTCGTTTCATCGCATCGTTGACCAGCTTCGTCAGATCCGGCGCGGTGCGAATCAGATCATCGCCGAAACTCGTCACGAAGCTGGTGTTGACGATAGCGCCGTTGGCGTATTCGATCGCGCAATCAGTGACCAGCATATGCGCGCCGTTGCGCGACGTGCTGCTGAAAATCGTGAGGTTCGGAGCGAACAGGAAGAACGGAACATGGTTGTCACGGTAGAACGTGCATATCTTCGACAGAATCGAGAACGGCGGATTATCCACCACCACCTTGCCGTCCGAATAGTCGAACCGTTCGTAGTCGCCGCCAGGATAGAAGGGGCGCACCACTTTGCTCGGGTCGATGCCGAATTCGTGGCATGCCCAGTCCTTTATCGTCTCATATACCGCGGGGGGGTGTAGCAGTCGTCCGTGGTCTTCTTTGGTTTGAATTTCTCCACGAACGCGTCGTAATCGTCAATCGTCTGCTGTCTGATGCCCATTTTGAAAGTCCTAAAAATAAAGCCCCTCCTCCATGATGGGGAAGGGGCAAATGTTAAAAAACGGGTGTAAAAAATTCCACGGACACTACAGTGCCGCAAATTTTTCCACACTTGAGTTTCCGGCGCGAGTTTGAGTCTCACGCCAAAAAAATCAATCACGGCGCAGCGGATTGTAGGCCACTCCGAGACCACTGGCGATGAAGCCGGCCACGGTGCTGATGTATCCACCGACAGCCGCATCACCAAAGGTCATGAAACCCAAGCCGACGCATGAAGCGATGAGACCGGCAACGTAGACCACGGTGCGCACGCCCTTGGAAAAGACGGGCGTGTAAGCGGTCGGTTGCTGGTTGTCCTGACCGTCTTCGCGTTCGTTGGTCAGATTATTGACGGTGGTCTCCAAAGTCGTTGGCGCTGCATGCTGAGCCATATTAAACCTCCTTAGAATCTTCCTTGTTTGAGCGCTGACTGCAAGGCGCGTGCGGTGGCGGGGCCGAAGCTCGCATCCTGAGCCAGACCGTAATGCGCTTGGATGGCGCGAATGGTGGCCGGACCAAGCAGACCATCAGTGCCACATCCCAGGCGGCGTTGCACGGCACGGATCAGATCACTGCCGCCAGCGCCGTAGCGGACCACGCTCGAATCGATGGCTGGGCGAGCATAGGTGCGCCCGTCGGGTACCTGCTGGCCGCTGATGATGCCATCCACCGCGGTGCACATCACCTGCTGCCAACGGCGCACGGTGGCCGGACCAACATTGCCATCCACTGCGAGAGCGCCGGTGGATGCGGTGGAACCCGCGTTGCCGCCGTATCGCAGATAGCAGTTCCATGGATAGCTGTAATAGCGCCTGATATTGGTTTCGCGGCCCGTCTGGTCGCCCGCCGACCCGTATGCGGTGCCACGCTCGCTGATGGAAGCCTGTGCGAGCTTGCCGCCACCAAGATAGACCGCGACGTGGTGCACATCGTTGAGCAGGATGTCGCCCGGCTGCGGATTGCCGTTCGCGGGCAGGCGCTTCCAGCCACGCTTGGTCAGATTGTCGGACAAGTTGCCGGTGTAGGTGGCGCCGCCGGTGTCGAAGCCAGCCTCGCGCAGGCAGTGGATCACCAGACTGGAGCAGTCGCAATTACCCCCCGAGGAGTTGAAGTTCCAGCGGTCCGCCTGCGAATAGCCCAAGTTGGCCACGGCGCACCAGTAGCGCATGCGGTTGATCAAAGCGCTGACGCTTGCCATGCTGCTAGTCCTCCAATCCTTCCACGGCCTTGGCCGCGTCCTCCTCGGACACGACCTGAATGTTCTCGGGCGGCAGACTGTCGCCCTGCGGTGTCATTTCCGGCGTCATGGTCACTTCGTCCATGACGGCCTCCTTCCCGCCCCCAACGGGGCATTGAAAAAGGCCACCTCCGAAGAGATGGCCTTGTTTTTGGAAAAATCGATGTCAGCGCCTGTGCGCCGAATGATTGAAGATAAGAATGAGCGCGAGGAGCAATAGGTAGGCTCCTCCGGCGATGGCTAGATGCGTCATTGCCTGTCCTCCAAATATTTTTCGGCGGCTGAGATGATCCAACACTGCGCGTCGAGTTTTTCGAGTTTTTGCAGCTCGTATCTGACGGCCTCGCTGTGGTCGGTGTCCTTGTCGCCGTAAATCAGGGAAATCAACGTGTTTTTTATCGTGTCCCTGCACAATTCGTCCAGCCGCCCGTCAAACCGTTCGGAACGTTCGCCGAGCTGCCTCGTCTTAGCGAAATGCTGGGAAAGCACGCTGTTATACGGCAAGCGCTCGGGATCGACGTGGGCATACAGCCCGGTCGCGAGCGATTCGAGCGCCCCCGGCCAGATTTTGAGACATAGTGTGATTACCGCGCACGCGCCGCCCACACCCCCGAAACCGGCTAGAAAATTCTTCAACACACTACATCTCCTTTATGGAAAAGCCCCGCACGTGGCGGGGCTGTGGTTTGGTTAATACGGGTGGTCAGAGACAGCGACCATGAGATGCGTCACTGACTGTCCTCCAAAACATTCAGGGATGCTGGAACCGCCATTCTTCCCAGCTTCTTCATACTGATGGCGTCAAAACGTCCCCATGCGTTTTCGTAGAGGGTGAAAACCATGGTCGTCACCTTGTCAGGGATTGTGTAATCGAACTCGACCAACTGCCAGCCTGCCTTGGTGGATGTAGTCGTTTTGGAGAGCAGCACATCCCCATTGTCCCTATTCGTGAGCAAGCATCTGCATGCGCGCCCGGAAGCGGCAGAACCATACGCGAAGCTGACATGGTAGGAGGCGCCAGGCTCAACCGCAATCGTCTGCCGGACACCACCGCTATTACTGGTGGATTTGAAATACGAGGCGCCCTCGTATGGGGTTCGCGGCATGGAGTTGTCTGACGTGATGACCTGACCACTGCGAATGACCTCCCAGCCATTGGTTCCATCCTCGAAACCGCCGTTGACGACCAGTTCCGCATTCCCAGCGGATGGTCTACGCCAGATGACGATCCCATTCGCGGCGAGTCCAGCCACCGGCTTGCCGCCGACCGAGAATCCAGCCACTTTGACACCCGAAACGCAGACGCCCATCACGATTCTTCCTCCCAATAATATAATGCTCCTGGATTGGCGGCGCTTGCAGTTATCGCTTCGGCCTCGTCCGCCGCCTTGACCAAGAGGACGCCTTTCTCACCGTCATCGCCCTTGGGTCCTTTCAAGCTTCCGACATTGGACCATGCCATATTTCACCCCTAAGCGTTGAAGGCGTACACGTTACCGGTATCGAGGTCAAGATACAAGCTGCCAACCGGCACTCCAGTCGATGACGGAACACCGTGTCCGTAGGACCATCCGAGACCGTTCACGCCGTCAGTGCCGTCCTTGCCATTGGTGCCGGGTTCGCCCTTATCGCCCTTCGGCCCCTGGATGACGCCGACATCCTTCCAGTCCGCGCTGGTAGCGTCCCACACGTACAGGTGGCCTCCGATAAGATAGGCGTCGCCCGCATTGCCGGTCGCGTGTTCGGCCTTCAACACTTCGAGGGAATCATACGAGCCAAGAATGGTGACTCCGGTACCGTCCTTGCCGGGCGCTCCGTCCGTGCCTCGCTCGCCCTGCGGCCCCTTGAAACTCACGCCGCCGATCACGTTGGACACGTGGACGGTCGTCTCATTGACGATGGAAGTGACCGTGAACAGGCTTCCATTGTTGTCGGAGATCAGATCTCCGACCGTCATCGGCGCGGATGGCGAGAGCACGCTCGTCGCCACGTCGCTGTTGCTTGAGACGCTGATGTTGGCGACGTGCAGACTCGTGCCCGCATCCCCCTTCGCGCCATTCGTACCCGGATCGCCCTTCGGTCCTTTAAGGTTGCCGCCAGTCGCTTGCCATGCCATTTTGCAATTCCTCCTTGGAAATCAAATTATTTATTTTGTGAGATGTGGGAAAATTCAGAGCCGGAGCTGATACACGTCGCCGGTCGTCAAATCGATGTAAGTGTCGCCGACGATGCCCTGGGTCAGGTCGGACGGCCTGCCCATGCCGCTGAGGAAACTCGCGCCACGCTCGCCCTTGCCGCCGAGCGTAACCCCGGTGTCCACGCCGAACACCACGTCCGAATCGACGAGGCCGGTGATCATCCACACCCTGCCGGTCGAATCCACGCACGTGTCACCGACCGTCACGTTGTCGGACGGTTTCAGACTGGCGGCGGGCACATGCGCGTCCAACGTGATAACGCCGGAATACGTTCGCATGCTGTGCACAAGACCGCCAGCCGTGGCAGCCGAAGCCCACGACGCTTCGCCCAGCGTCGCGTAATCCAACGTCTGCACGCTGTCCGGCACGATCACGCGCCGCACGTGCGTGTAACCACTGACCTGCTCGCGGATGGTCCAACACCAGTCCCTGCCGGTCGGCTGCAACGAAACGACCAGATCACCGCCATCCTCGGGCAGACGTGCCACGAACGGCAGCGGCAGCATGATGCTCTCGTCCTTTTGGACGACGCGGCTCGTAGGCGTGCAGACCACCAGTCCACGTGGAGATGAGCCGCCGTCCGTCAGACCGTCCGGCCTGCGGAAACGGAATCGTATCCTCGTCATCGATTGTCCTTATCGTTCACCCGCTCACGCAACGGACCGATGATGGAAGCGGCCAGCACGCCGAAATTGAAATTAATCTGAGTCAACATAACCTCCTAGTCAATATTCAAAAAAACAGGCGGAAAAACCCACACGCGAACCATCGGCGACACGACGCCAATGCGTGCGGGTTTTCCATGAAAGGAAAGGAAACACACCAATGCTGTTCGGCATGTTCTCGGAAAACGTTTGGAAGCCGACCATCAGCCGGTTGCGTGAATGCACGCGCGTCGGCTACGAGAGCGCTTACCGCACCCATATCCGAGACCGTTGGTCGAACGTGGACATGGACGCGATCAGCGTGGCGGGCATCGAATCATGGTTGGACTCCTTCGACAAGCCGGGAGCGGCACGCAAAGCATACGCGGTGTTCCGCGCGATACTGCGACTCGCGTACCGTCAGGGTGTCACGGACAATGACGTGACCAGACGCGATATCCGCCTCCCCCATCTGCGACATTACGAGCCGCAAGTGCTATCAGCGCCGGAAGTACGCAAACTGTTGAAAGGCTTCTACGGGCATCCATTGGAGGCATGGTTGCTTGTCTCCGTATGTGCCGGATTACGGCGTTGCGAGTCGGTCGGCATCGAATGGACTGATCTTGACTTACGGCGCGGCACCGTCACGGTGAAAAGGTCGGTGCAGTGGGTCGCGGGCCATGAGACCGTCACCGAACCGAAGACCGATCTGAGCCGACGTACCGTCGCATTGCCACGGTTCGCGGTCAAACGATTGGCGGAACTACGCCACGGCACGAAGACCGGCCGACTGGTCGGCAACCTGAACGCGAACCAAGTGGCAAACCACTACCGCAGTTGGTGCAAGCGCATGAAACTGCCCTGCGTGCCCCCGCGCAACCTGCGCCATACGTTCGGCACGCTGGCGATCAAGGCCGGAACCGACATCAGCGTGGTCGCGCGACAGCTCGGGCATTCCGACATCCAAACCACCGCACGGTATTACCTCAAGCCTGATTTGAGCGTCCTCAAGGACATGCAGAAAGCATGGCAGAAACTCATATTGACCTGCTGATAGCATTCCGTAACCCTGTACCAGGATTCCAATTGGATCATCATGCGTAACGGCAGGATGATTTTGATCAAGTTCAGTGGGAAAATCGGTTCAGGCAGTTGGGATGCTGTTGAATGTCCGGTAAAGCTCGCGTCCTGGTATCGTCCCATCGTTGACTTGTCGACTGTCTGCCTTGTATCAAATGGGCAAACGTCGCGAAGCCTCACGGCCAGAGCTGATGGAACTATCCGATGTGCGAACATGGGAGCCACTGGCAGCAATCAGGATTGCGTCGGCACGCTTTGTTTCCCAATCCCATGATTTCTAGCTTTCCGTAACCCTCACGAAACCAAACGCTAACTGGGACGTGAATTATCGCACCGCGTTTGTCGGCGGGATGTTGATCGTCGCGTTTCATGCCATCCGGCTCAACACGAGCTGGAATGCCGCGAAGGAATGGGAGGTGTCCCAGCTTTTCACGCTTCCGACTGGATTGGAGGCCGCGTTCGAGGTGCACTGCGCCGCGGTGTCCAATTCGAGCGTGGGGCTTCATGGCGTCGATGTGCAGACCGCTGGCAACGAGATCGCCCTTCGCTCGTCCGCGAAGATGACGATCGGCAAAGGCGGTTGGGTCGAGGGTTGCATCACGGTGCCGCTCTGACCATCGATTAGACGACCGGGTAGCAGAGCGAGCCGACGCAAACCTGATTGCTGCCAGTGGCTCCCATGTTCGCACATCGGATGATTCCGTTCGGATTGACGATGAGCATTCTCGCCGTCTGCCCGTTCGACACGCACACCATTCCGTTGACCTCGATGGGTGGCCTCAGTTCGGCGGGCAGCACGTATTCGCATTGCACGCTGCTCCAGCTGTCTCCGGTGAAGGCCCCGGAGTATCTGACGAGCATCATCATGCCGGTGCGGATGACCGTGAATCCCTTCGCGTTGTACAGGGTTACGGAATCCCACAAAGCCCCTCTCGGCGTGAACAGGCGCACCGGCGTACCGACCGTGATGCCGTCAAGCGGGATACGCCAGAGAGGCATGTACGCGTCAACCGCGCCGGACAATATCTTCCCCGACGGAATGGCCGGGTCGGCGGCAGCAGTCGCATTCGGCGAACCCTTCAACACGACCAAGTTCACCAGCTCATTACCGGTCTTTGGGTTACGATTGTAATGCGCGCAAATGATGTCATTGCGTTTCATGCCCTGCGACCCGTTGGAGATCGTCACGGATTCCGCTGCCGTGATATGCCAGTCCAAGCCCTGGATCGACGCGCAGCCGGTGCCGATCGTCGCCCTGTTGGACGAACTCATAGAGCATTTGAACACGTCGCCCCAGTCGAACACCACGTCGGACTTCGAGAACTTGGCCTGATGGATGATCGCCTTGTCCTCGCTTGAGATGTGTGCAACTCCGGCTTTGCCGTCAACCAGTTCGATGGTCACTGTCCAACCTCCTTCAACCATGCGTTAAACGAAGCGTCATCCTGCTGCATGAACGTCATGAAAGACGTATTGCATTTGGAACAAAGTTCGTAGATGTCGGGCGTCACATCATCCGCGATGCGGGTCGCCTTGCCAGCCGAATAGCGGCGCACAGTGAAACATTCACGCGCCTCAGTGTCGCCAGCGGCGACATAAGCGGTCTTGCCGCACTTGTCGCACACATACTTCGAGTAACCGTCAGATTTCACTAGCCTATCCTTTCAAACGTGAAACAGCCAAGCGAAGGCAACTGCCTCCACGTGCCGCCGAAATCAGCGGAAGGGTCAACACCAGTCGTGTTCTGAACCACGTATCCGATCGGAAACACGACCCTCCCGGAAGCGTCGCCGCCGACATGCGCGCTGATGACACCATCCACGCTCACGATCGAGGAACCGTCCACCCTTACGCCACCAAGCACGTCCGTGGATGCCTTCGGCAGCGTGTAGGCGTTCGCGCCCCGTTCGACCGAAGCGAGCTTCGACCGCTCGTCATCGGTCATCATGCCCGACTTGGCACTGTCGGCCATGCTCTTGGCCGCATCGGCGACGTTCTTCGCATCCTCGGCGGTCTGATTCGCCTTGCCGATCTGCGCCGCGAAACCGGAAGCCGTCTTGTTCGCCGACTCGGCGACCTGCCTGACGGAATCCAAATCCTCGGAAGCGACCTCCGCGTTGATCGTGCCGCCTGAAATCGACAGGCCACGGCCAGCCGTCAAAGACACGCCACCGCCAGCCGAACCACCGGAAGACGAAGAGGAAGAACCGGAATAGTTCGCGTTCGCCGACTGCACCGGCAGTCCGACCTCGAACGTCGAAGTCAAAATCCCGGAATCGATTTTCACGATCCGCTTCGTCACCACGGCGGTGACGTTGACGCCGGAAGCTTGATCCGTCGCGACGATCTTGTCATCCACGCGCAGACCGTCTCCGACCTCATCGGACAACGTCACCTCGACCGATCCTCCGGTCTGCAATTCCTGCAGATGCTTCTTCGTCTCGGATTGCAGCGTGCTCAAATCCGCGTTGGAATAGTCGTATGTGGCGCATACTTCATCGGCTCCAACGAGCGTCTGCGTCTGACTCACCACGCCGGTCGCGTCGGCGAAATAATTGACCACCAGACGGTTCTTGAGCTCCTGCGAGCCAAGGCCGATGAGATGATTCACCGCGCGACGGTTGGTCTCGGCCTTGAAATCCACCAAGTCGGAATCGACCGTATTGGTGATGATGCCGACCGGCGTGATGCCAAGCAGGATGTGATTATCCTTGGCTTGGAAGTCGAGGCGTCTGCCGCAGGATGCGAGCAGATTACGGAAGCCTGTGTAGGCGTCCACGTAGCGTGGATTCTGGAACATCCAATTCGACAAAGTGGAGGCATCTGAGGAATCGACGGTGAACACCGAATCCAAGCCGATGCGCTTCAAGAGGCTTTTGAGGATGTCAGGCAGCTTGCCGGAGACGGTCAGGTAATCCTGATTCGCGTCCGGCTGCAATATCTTCGCCGCCAACATGCCAGTCCACGATTGACCTATCCAGGTTGTCGCAGACGTTCCTCCGACGACGGACACGCGACGATCGACTATTCGGCCTCCAACATCACTTCCGTCAAGCCAGAAATACCAGCCACGTTCGATTCCCGGCGCATCCGGATCGTCGACGGTCAGCTCGAAATCGTTTTCGTCGGTGCCGCAAGCCCAATCCAACGTCACCCGCGATACGCTCGCACGTGGCGTCAGCTTGCCGTCTGCGAGGATAACGTCAGCCATGGCACACCTCCAGAAACGTCAAACATGGTCAAATCGATGCCATAATTGCCGGAAACCGTCAACAGTGAATCTCCGGCCGGTATCGGCTCGAAAACATATGAGCCGCTTCCACTGCCGTTGCCGCGAACGCCCTTGTCGAAAACATCCGAAACGTCGCCGTTTTCGGCTGCCAACGTTATCGTCTTCCGCAATCCAGTGGCTGACAGCGACATATGACCGCCTTCCGGCACTGTCACGTCAACCGCGTAGGTGTTGCCGCCAATCTGGAAAGACGGGTTGACGCAAGGGCCGAAAATGACCGCGGTGAACTCAGCGGCCTTGCCGGTCGGATTATTGACCGTCAAAGCGATTTTCGACGGAGCCAAATCGGTCGGCAGGTCCAGTGGAAGGTCGATCTGCGAACCGGTGCCTGCCGTCATCGGAAAGAAATGCTGCACCGGCAGCGCGCGACGCCAGACGCCATCGCAAAGGACAATCGTGTAATCGACTTGCGCGTATTCCGGCCATGGCACCAGACCGAGAGAAGAGCCGACGATATACGCCCGCTGGGACCATTCGCCGTCGACTGTCAACATGCCTGGCGTAACCGCCTGCACGTCAGCATCGAAGGCCGTCTGAGCGGCATCCAATACGGCTGGCGTTTTGGTGCGGACGGTCATTTTCGCCGTCGAAGCGTTTCTGCTCACCGATTTGATGCCGCGAGTGGCCAGCGTGTACGTCCATGCGTATCCGCGCATTTCCTGCAGGTCAGCCACCCACAGATCATCGGTGTTGAGGTCGATGACCGTGCCATCATGCGACGTGTATTCAAGCTCGCGCATATTTGCGGATCACCCTCCCCAAATCACGGTCGCCGACCGTCGAATCATCGCACGCGGCGCTGATAATCGCGCCAAGATCGTTGTGCAGACTTGTGATCGCGGCAACGACGGCACGCGTATCCACCTGCACGGAAACGTCCGGCATGCTGTGACTTGTCACGAACGCCTCGCGAGGCACGCGCATCTCGTTGATGGCGCGCATGGTCTCAAGCCCGTAATAGTCGACAGCGGCAGCCCTGTGCGTGTACTCGCCCGCGGCGAGACGAGCGTTGAGCAGATACACGCTGTCGCTCAAACCATTGCCTGGCGCCCACGCCGGATCCACGTAGCCGGAGAACATGCCACCTCCGGCGAACTGCTGGAAGGCGCCGTCAGTGAACATTCCACCGGTGTAGCCACCCTCCTTCTTCGTCTTCTCCGTGACGGTGAAGCTCTTGTCCGCGATCTTGAAGTTGTTGATGGAGCGGAGCACCGGAGTCGCCTGGTCGTTGACCGAGGCGGTGCTCTTCTTGTCGTTCAGCTTCTTGCGGTTGACGGCATCTACCTTCGGTCCGGCCTTGTCGGTCGAATCGAGGGTGTTCTTCTTGTTGTTGAGCCTCTTCGCGTTCGCGGCGTTCGCCTTCGGCGTTGCCCTGTCGGTGGAATCCAAGGTGTTGCGCTTGTTTGACAGTTTCTTCGCGTTGGCCTTGTCTACCTTCGGCGAGGCGTTGTCCTTCGCATCGAGTCTGGCTGTGGCTTTCTTGCCGTTGAGCTTTCCGATGTTCTTGGAGGCGGTGTTCGCCTTCTTGGATGCCTTGTCGGTCGCATCCAGTGTGGCCTTGACGTGGGTCTTGTCGAAGGCCTGCATCATCTTCTGCGCCTTCTTGGCGCTGGCGGTGGCCTTCTTGTCTTCGGCTTCGAGCTTGGCCTTGGCGATCTTCTTATTGAATTTGTCGACGTTGGTCTCGGCGGTCTTGGTCTTCTTCTTGGCCTTGGAATCGTCAACATCAAGCTTCGCCTTGCTGTTGTCGGCGGTCTTCTTGATGTTGTCGATGGAAGCCTTGATGCTGTCCGAACTCAGTCCCCAACGGTCCGCCAAGGCGTTAGCGGCCTGTTCGCTCATGCCCGAAGCTTCGGCCTGCCGGATGATCGCGTCACGAGCATCCTGCAGCACGCCGTTCGCACGCTCGATCTCACCGCTGCTGAAACCGGTGCTCTCGCCCTGCTTGAGAATCTTCTCCGCAGCGTTCTGTGCGCTGCTGGCAATGTCCTCCAAAGCCTGCTTGGTCTTGGTGCCCTTCTCGGAGAACTTGTCGAGCAGGTTGCCGTTCTGGTCGAACACCACGCCGTTGTCCTTGCAGGTGTCTGACAGTTCGCCGATCTTCTGGTTCAGCTGGTCGACAGCCTCGTCGGCGGTCAGATTGCCGGACTCCAAACCAAACAGAGACTTCACGAGGTCGTCGATTTCCTCGGACGCGTCCGAAGCGGAAGAGCCAAGCTCCTTGTTCGCATTGGCGGCATCCTTTGCAGCCGATGCGGACTTGCCATCCGCATCCACGGCGTTCTTGGTTGCGGCGGTCTTCTGCTTGGTCTGCTCCTTGGCTTCCTGATATGCCTTGGCCTCGTCCTTGATGCTGTCGCGCATCTTCTGGGCCACGGCCATCTGCGAATGGCCCTGTTTGCCGTATTCCTTCAGCGCGGCGTTGACCTTATCGGTCGCGGCCTTGTTGCCCATGGCGGCGCTGGTCATGTCGGTCAGGCTGATTTTCGCCTCGCCCATCCAGTGCGTCATGTCCGCGCCGGCGAAATTCATCTTCTGATAGGCGGAGGCGATTGTTTCGCTGATGCTGCTGCCGGATTCCAGAGCCGACTGCAATTGCTCCGTGGCTTCCTTGGCCTTCTGCTGGCGGCTAATGAAGGCGCTCAGTGCGGCCCCGGCCACGGTCAGGGCGATGCCCCACGGCCCGCCGAGCAGGCTCATGACGCTGCTGCCGACGGCTTTGAATCCGGCGGTCTTCAGCTGCGCCTTGCTGGCTGTGGTGCCGAAGGCGGCCATCTGCTCGGATGCGCTCATGGACGATGCGCGGAACATCTGGAAGGCGGTCTGCGCGGATGCGAGCGCCGTCTTGACTCTTTGGATCGGGTCGATGGCCAGACCGATGTTGTTGGCCATGGTGCTGGTGCTGCCGTTGAGATTGCCTGCGGCCTTGTGCACCGCGCCGAACACGCCGGCCAGAGACGCCATGACCACGAGCGTCTGCTGCACGCCTGACGGCAAACCAGAGAACGCGTCAACCAGCGTATCCAACCCCTGCACCATCTTGCGCAAAGGCCCCTGAGCGCCCTCGCCAACGGAAATCATCAAGGATTCCATGGAGCCACTCAGATTCTCCAGATCACCCTTGAGATTGTTGTTCTTCGCAGCAGCCTGCTCGGCGGCGTAACCGCTTTCGGAGACGGCCTTCGTCCACTTGTTGACGCCGGATTCGCCGGCCTCGTACAGGTAGTTCGCGGCCTTGATGGCGTAACTGCCGAAGATGGTCGCGTTCGCCTGGTTGCGCTGCTCGTCGGTCAAGCCCTTCTCGGCCTTCTGCAATTGGCCGGCGAATTTCGCCATGCCGACGAAATGGCCTTGAGCGTCGTAGGCGCTGATGCCGAGTTCCTTCATCGTATTGGACGCTTCGGTGGACGGTGCGGCCAGTTTCATCAGCATGCTGTTCAATTGGGTGCCGGCTTCGGCGCCGATGGTGCCGTTCTGGGCGAACAGGGCGAGAACGCCGGTGGTCTCCTGAATGTTCATGCCGAAAGAGTTGGCCTGCGCGCCGCAGTTGTTCAGGGCTTCGCCGAAATCGGACACGTTGCCGACAGCCTTGCCCGCGCCGGCCGCGAGCGTGTCGGCGACCTGCGACGCCTGCGAGCCCTTCAGATGGAACATGGAGAGCGCGTTGGCCATGTATTCGGCGGCATCGCCTACCGCCATGCCGTCCGAGGCGGCCAGATTCAACGCTCCGGTCAATCCGCCTGTGAGGATGTCCGTGACGCTCATGCCGGCCTTGCCGAGGTCGTTGATCGCGTCGGCTGAATCGCTGGCGCTGTACACGGTGCTCGCACCGGCTTCGATGGCGGCGGCACGCAACTGGTCCATTTGGGCACTGGTCGCGCCGGTGTTCGCCTGCACGGTGCTCATCTGCTGGTCGAAGTCCGCGGCCATCTTCACCGCAGCCACACCGAAAGCGGCCACGGCCAAACCTGCTGCGGTCATGCCGCTGGCGATGAGCGCGGACTTGCGTCCGGTGTGTTCCATGCCAGAAGCGACCGTTCTCGCGGTGCTTCCGGCGCGGGTCATCGCCGTCTCATAGGAAGCTGTGTCCGCCATCAACCGGATGACGATGTTCTTGTTCTCCGCCAAAGCATCCTCCAAAATGTCAGGTCAAATGCGCCACCAAGGCGTTCGCAGCCGGATTGTCCCTGCCATTCGCATCAGTCCACTGTTTCATGGCCTGCTGCATGTGCGCAGTGGCCCAGCAAACGCTGGTTTCGGCATGCAATGTAAGTTCGCTCTTCGGGTCTTGGCAGATCGTGCGAGGCAAACCGCACATGGGGCATAATGACCGTTCGTATTCCGCCAACGAGCGCATCCAATTGCGTTCCGTCTCATCCCATTCGACATCATCGCCCTCACTCGGACGCCAGCCCATGAAACGCTTATAGCTGATGCCGAGCTGGCGGCATATCTTAAGATCCTCGACTAGTTGCGGAGAACCTGCGAGGCGAGGTCGAATGCCGCTTTTGGGTCCGCTGCGGTGCCGTTCAGTTCGGCGATGGCCTGCCAGATCGGCGTGAACTGGCCATCGGTGAGTTCGTCGAACAGATTGCGCCACGCCTGTTCGGTCTTGTCCTCGTCGGACACCGGCTTGCCGCCGATGGTCGCGGAATCAAGCATGAGAGGCAATGCCGCGGCGGCGGTGCCGAACATGTCGTTCGTGCCGTTCTCGTTGCGGTGCGCGACCAATGCCTGCGCCCACTTGCTTACCGGCAATGCCCGCAACGTGAGCTTCAATGTCTCCGCATCCGCCTGTTCGCGCAGCTCTTCGATGCGCCGCGCGGTGGCCTTCGCCTGCCGGTTCGTCCCAGCCTCCGTGATTTGTTCGCGCGTGGTCTCCTCGGCCAGCGCATCACCCAATCTGGCGATGTCCTCGGCGATCTGCTGGTTGAGGATGACATCGACCTCACGAGTGCGCCTGGTGACTTTAAGCATATGTGTTCCTTCGCTCTAATATTCATGTCCCTTTGCCGGAAAAGAGAGAAAGAGGGTCCCGCACCGGCGAAAGGGACGAAAGTCCGGTGCGGGAAGAATCAATCAGGCGACCTTCACGTTCTCCGCCCAGCCAGGAGCGCGAACGGAGAAATTGACCTTGCTGCGCAGCACGCTGTTCGCGGCAATCGCCACCTTGGCGCTCATGCCGATGCGGACAGCATACACGTTCACCGTATCTCCGGCGGCAAAAGCATCATCCGTCTGCTTGCCATAGCGTCGCACGAAATAGCCTTCCACGCCCTCGGTCAACGTCTCCATCGCCACGTTTTCCGTGGAATGCGAAGTGTTGGTGTTGTCGATGACCTCGATGCTTGAACCGCTGATCTTCTTGCGTCCGGGATTCTCATAATCCTGCGCGCTGTTCTCGCGCTGGTCGGAAATGGACTCCTGCGACGGCGAGCACGACCAGCCGCCCATAGTGACGTAGTTACTCAGGTCGGTTCCGGCGTTGATCTCGTCAGCGGTCGGCTTCTGGATGTTTTCGATGGACGGCACCCAAATCGTGTTGACCAGACCGTCCGCCGGTGTGGAAGGAACTTCAGTCCCAAGAGTCAAAACCATGACTCCTCCTTAATATTTGATGGTCACATGCGTGACCAGTTGAATTTGAAAGTCAGAAGACGGCACTGGTAAAGCAGCGCCGTATCCTCTGCGGTAAGTCCGGCCGCATAAGCGCCGGAATCGGAAAACAACGTCAGACAGCCGATGTCGAAACCCTGCGCGACGAACCTTTTGCCAGCAAGCCCTGGAATCATGAGGTCATCGGCCAGCACATTGACGGAATCGGCCGTAGTGCTCACGATGCGCACCAGCAAAGTGCCGATGCCGCAATGCACATGCTGCGTTTCGCCGACGATATGACCGTTGGTCGTGACCGTCTCAATCACCCACGGCGGCTTCTCCGTCGGGGTCGGCGTGGTCTGCTTGTAGACCTTCCACCCATCCGCAGGTTTTGGCACATGGCCGAGAATCGTATTCGACAATGTCATTATCGACTGCACTAGAATCCCTCCACGGCGGCACGCGCCACGTATTCCGCGAGCTTCGGCAATTCTTCCTCACCATGCTCGTAGAATCGGTGCGTTCCACCGCCCTTCGCGGTGCCGAAGAACGCGATGTTCGCGAGCGAACCAGTGCCGCCCTTCGTCGGGCCTATCTCGGCGGTGATGCGTCCGGGCGTCTCGCTCACCGTGTAGGTGATCGGAATGCTGCGGAACGCCTTGTTGCCTGAACCGTTCAGGTCGTCGCGAATCGAGTTCTTGACGTTCTGCGCGCCCTTCTTCACCGAAGCGGAGATCAAGGCGCGGCGAGCCACGCCCTTGGCGAGCAGCGCATCACCGAAGGCCGTCAACTGCGAAGCGTCGAACAGTCCACTCATGAGTCCTCCTTCACATTCCAACGGCAGGCGGTGGCGTGCGTCTTCTCGCTTTGAGGTGAGACGAGCCTGAACCGCCTGCCGACGAGCAGCGGATTAGCGGATTCCGTGACTTCCACCACGTCACCGGCGCGAAGGCCTGGAGTGCCATATGGAAAATGCACGTACAAAGACCAGACCAACGAGACGGCGCCCATGTTCTGGGCGGCGCTTCCCTCGGTCTGTTCGCTGGCGAGACCACCAGAGGTCTGCACCTTGCACTTGCCCTCATACACCTGCTCCGTGCCGGTGTCCGGCAGTCCCGTGTCCGGATCCGTGGTGGACTCGCCTGGGCGGGTTACCGTGCACTGGTCGGTCATGAGGCCTTCCGCGTCACGGCGGGCCTTGGAGAGGAATGATGCGCTGATTCTCATCGGAACACCCCTATCGAAGAGACGTTCGCGCCGAAGCGGTTGCGCAAACTGCGTCTGGTCGCTTCCGGCAGTTCGGTCACGTCGATTTGGGCGGCATCGCCTTGCGCGTATCCGACCTGTGCGTCGTCGACACGTTCGTAGCTGACGCCGGCGTGGGCGCCGGGGCCTCCGTCCTCGAGCTGGTGGAGTCCGGCTGCGACGTACGAGCAGACCAGTCTGACGATATCGGCGGGTATCGGATTCCAGCCACCCGTGAAGGTGACTGTCACGACCGACGGGATGCGTCCGAAGGGGCTCCACGGCTCTTCGCGGTAGAGTGCGGATCCGAGGAGCCGCCAGTCGTCGACGGTCTTGCCGTCGATGAGCACCTTGGAAACGCTTCTGACGGCCCTGCATGGCAGGTCGAGTTTCCTGGACTGTTCTCCGGGGATATCGACGGTCCATTCGCCGAGGGTGATCGGACAGCCGGCGGCCGAGCAGACGGCTTCGGAGACCGAGTCGAGCAGACTGGTTGCCGTCTGCTCATCGGTCACTTCGATGCCGTTATGTTTCAGGTCGTCCAAGGTGGCCAGTGCGGTCATTTCAGCCTCCGATCATCGGACTCGACTACTTGCCGCTCTTCTTGCCTGCAGCAGCATCCTCTTCACCGTCGCTGTCTGCGGTGGTACCGCTCACGACAGGGGTCTGCGCATCCTGCAGGGAACGACCGGTGGTGGTGGTGGAGAGGTTCAGGGTAATCTTGGTCAGGCACTCGGGGCGGATGACCTTGGCGCCGTACAGGTCGAGGCCGCGCACCATATCGGCGAAGTCGGTCTGCATGCGCATAGCCTCGACGTTGCTGACCTGCTGTGCGAAGGTCACGGCGGCGTTGGTGCCGGCGAGAATGGACTGCGTGTCCGGGCTGGCGGACTTGTGCGGCACATTGTTGGACTTCACGACGGTGAAGCCGCGCACCTGGCCGACCACGCCGTTGAGCAGCGTATTATGGCCCGCTTCTGTGCCTTCGATGAAGCGGGAGTCCTGCAGCAGGAGCGCGTAGAAGTCGGGGCTGACGACGAGCCAGCGTCCCTCGTCAGGCACGTTCTGCACATCAAGCTTCCGTCCGGCTTCCACGACGGCGAGATACGCGTCGGCGGGGGTGCCGACGGCCACGGTCTTCGCCGGGGTCTCGACGGCCGTGTCCATGAGATTGGAGATGTAGTTCTCCACGTTCTTCATCATGTTGTAGGCGGCGGAATTGGTGAACTTTCCAGTCATGTCCGCCTTGGCCTGAGCCTTGTCGAGGTCGTTGACCTTGAAGGCGAAATAGTCGGACTGATTGATTTCAAGAACGGCTGCTTCCTTGTCATTGACATCGTCGACGGTGATCGCCTGGCCGCGGACGTACTTGTGCACGGTCACGTCGTCGTATCCGGTGATGTGCACGGTATCGCCGGCCTCACGGATGTCGCCCTCGTAATCGCGGTTGCACAGGCTCGGGAAGACGAGCTTCGCGCGCAGGGCTTCGAGGATGGCGGCGGACCATACCTCGGGGATGAAATTGGTGATTGCCATTGCTGGTGGCCTCCTTACTTGCTGCGGCCTGCGAGCAGGTCATCCAGACGGCCCTTGCGGCGCGCCTCCTCGATCTGCTTCGTGGTCATGTTCTTCAGATCGTCCCTGGTAAGCTGTCCCGCCTGATGATCGCCATCACGGGCGCCTGACGGTGGGATGATTCCCGTCAGACCAGCCTTGTTCCCGCCTTGCGCGAGATACGGGTGTGCCGTGACCAGATCGTCGATTTTCTTGGAAATCACGTTCTGGTCGTATCCTCCCTGATCGTCCGCGGTCAGGTCGGAGAAGTCTATGAGTTTCAATGCGTCGCCCGGATTGATGAGCTTGCCGGTCGCTGCTGCGGTGACGTTGGCCTGGAGCACCTGCTTCTGCAGTCCGGCGATGGTGGCCTGTGCGGCGTCGAATTCCTCGCCACGCTTCTGCCATTCTGCGACCTGCTTCTCCAAGTCGTCCACGCGGTCGGCCTTCTCGTAGGCGGCCTTGAGCTTCGCTTCGAGGTCGGTGTTGACCTTCTTCTGGCCGAGGAACTTGTCGTGCCAGTCGACGTGCGGCTCCTGCGCGCCCGGATCGCCGGTGTTCGGATCCTGCTGCTGTCCATCGGACATGATGATGTTTCCTTCCTTTTACTGGATGTATTTTTCGCCGTTGCTGGAAAGCCAGCGACGATACGAGTTCTCGGCCTTCGCCAGCACATCCGGCGTGACCGGACTGCCTGGCCGATAGGGATTGTGGCCGTCCAAAGCGGCCTCGTAGCGGAGCCGCGCATTGAGCAGACGCTTCTGCGCCTCGGTCAGGTCCTCATGCCGTCCCTGACGGTATCCGTTGTCGTGCAGCCATTGGCTGCGGCGAAGCTCCGGCACCTGCTCGCGCCATTTGTCGGGCAGGATGTAGCCCTCGCGCTTCAGAAGTTCGATGGTCTGCTCGCGAGGGAGGTTGAAGCTGTAGATGCCTTCCGGCGTGAGCCTGCGCCTCTGGCGTTGGCCGTATTCGTATTTGCGGATCATGCGGCTCCACCCGTATCGGCTGGTGCCTTCGGACGTTGTCATGCGGATGTTGCCGCGTCCGATTGGCCGCATGCCTCGATGCGCGTTGACGACCTGGTAGATGTCGGCGCCGTCCCTGATGGCCTGCGCGTCGGCATGTCCGAAGACCTTGTCCTGCTCCTCTTCGCTCATGCCGTTGAAGCGGTCCATCGGCGATGTGATCCAGCCTTGTTTCTCGGCCTTGTCCTTGCCTTTGCAGGGGATGGTGCGGCCGTGGCATTTCGGATGACGAAGGAAGTCGTTGTTGTGCCGGAAGTATTTTCCGGCGAGGATGGCGCATCGTGGGCAACAGTCGGGTGATTCGACGCGCACGTAGCCGACGCCGGAACGTTGGGTGATGCTGACGCCCATCGCGCTGATTGACGTGTCCTCGATGGCCTGCATGGCCATCTGGCGAAGCGTAGCACGACCCGCCATCATGGCATCGGATTCGCCCATGCCTGACTTGATGGCCGACAAAGTGCGCGTCACCGGGATATCGAAATATGATTCGAGGTTGATGCCGCTCGGTGCGAAACCCGTCCCGAAGGCGAGGGGATTCGCAATACCGTCAGGGCGCACGTAGTCGCCCTGTTCGGCGAGCATCAACGTGGACGAGTCCATCGCATCGCTCGCGGCGCGGGTCTGCAGTGTGGCGAAGAGCGTTAGGAAATCGGCGTTTGTCCGATTCCAGCTGTCACGCACCCGTCGCGGATCCACGCCCTTCCATGTTTTGTCCGCCGCCCTCACGGCCAGCAGGCACAGTCTGGCCAGAGTGTTGCGGCTGTCCGACAGGCTCTCCAGCGTCACCGTCATCAGATGCACCTCCGACCTGCAGGCTGCGGGCTATCTCAGCCATCTCCGGATCGTGATTCTCGTCGTCCACCATGCGCATGATGCGCTTGATGTCCTCCGGACTCTGACCCATCTGCTCTGCTATCCACTGCAGCGGGTAGCCGAGCTGCTTGTATTTGAGCATCGCGTCGGCCATGAGGGCCTCGGACCGGTATTGCGGTGTGGCGAACACGACTTTTGCATCCTCGAGGATGCGGGCGGATTCCTCATCGTCCTCGAGCATCATGGCCATCTCGCACAATTCGCGCACCGGCTGACGCATGAAGCTGATGCGCTCCAAGGTCTTCGACACGAGGCCGGCTTCGGCGACCTCGTAGCCGGTGGCCGGCACCTCCGCATTCGTCAGCAGGTAGTGGCCGGGCGTGCGGGTCTCTGCCGCGATGTGCTCGACGGCCTTCTGGATGATCGGCAGGAAAGCCTGCAGGTTGCTGGCGGTCCATTCGCCGATCGACACGTTGTCGCCGGTGATCTGCATGATGCGCTCCATGACCTGCTTGTCGAGGTTCACAGGACGCTCGCCGACCTGCTCTCCGGTCGCCTTGTCGAAGACCGGTTCGGACAGGGAGTCGCCGCCGAGTATCACCCTCGCAGGCATGGACGCGAAATCCAAAGCATTCAAGGTGTATGCCCAGCAGACGTTGACGGCGTCCTGCATCGACTCGACCTGCTCCACATCACTGATCGGCAGGTCATCCAGGAGCATCTGATTGCGGAATTCGACCAATGGCACGCGTCCGAGCGGGTTCGCGCGCGCCGAATCCGGAACGAACCGCCAACCCTCAACGCCGGGCGGCAGACGGTTGAGCTCGTCATCGCCGCCGGCGCGCACGCGCACCACGTCGAACACCAGATCCGGCAGCAGCAGCGTGCCGAATTCGTGCTCCTCGTCGTAGCGGACCAGGAGGCCGGCGTCGACCTCTCCAGTGAGCGGGTCGTAATGGACGGCTGCGGAGTCGGGGTGTTCGAAGCTGATGCGCGCCCTGCCGTCAGGCATCGAGGTCACCAGGCCGAACGCACGTCCGGTCGTGGTCATCATCAGCGCCGTCTCCTGCAGTTTGCGGTCGCAGTCATTCCGCTCCCACACGCGCATGACATGCGAGTCGAGCTCACTGTCGTCGTATGGGATAAAGCCTCTGAAATGGATGCGCTCGACCGGCGCCTGCGCCACCGGCAGGCACCAGTTGTCGGCGAAACCTGAGAACCGGTCCGCCATGTAGCGTTTGAACTCGTCGGACGCGAATTTCAGGGTTCCGCGCTTGCCGCGCACATAATCCGTATGCTTCCTGATGTCCGGCCGACGGTTCTCGATCTTCAAGGCGAGAAGATTCGCCATGCGATTCACGTCATCGGCGGTACGAATCATTTAGAACCCCCTAGTAGTAGAACCAGTCAGCAGGTACGCCTTGCGTTTCCTGCCCCAGCCGGCGGCACGCGCGTCGCATGCCGCCTCATGCGCCAGCACGCACGCCACCGCCGCATCAATCTTCCGCGTCTGCTTCGGCTTGCCCAACCCGTAGCGTTCGCCGGATTTGGCGAAGCGTCTTGCGTTGCGCATGTGCGTGATGGTGATCGGGCATCCGTCCTGAGTGATGGCATGGTGCTCGAGGTCGGATTCGAAGCGTTTCAATGCCTCCCAGACGGCGGTGATACGGCTCGAACCGCTCATCGACCAGGGGATGAATTTCTTCGGCCCGTATTGGGAGTCCCATGCCTCGATCTGCGACTCCCACGACACCTCGTCGCGGAAACCCGGATCGCAATAGGCGCGGATTATCCGGTATCGGTCGTTGAGCTCGTCCATGGCGGCGTTGACCTCGCTGCGCGGGATGCGGCCGCCCCACGTCTTCGGATTCCAGATCGTCGGACGGCGATCCTCGCCGTACCGTAACGTGAAGATGAAACCTTCACGGGTCTCGGCCTTGATGCACGTCCAGTCGTCGTTCTCGGAGCCGTCGAAGCCGAGACACACCTCAGTGCCTTTCGGCGGATTCTCAAGCCAAAGCTCATGCTCCTGCATAGCAAGACTCCCAAAGTCCATCCTCGAGCCAAGCGCCGCCGCCCTGCACCATTCGGTTGCCGAAGAAGCGTTCGGCCTGAGCGGGGTCCTTATCCATGAGCGCCTCGGCCTCCGCCTCGACGGAGTCCAAAGGCACCCACGGGCTGCCGGCGTAGACCCATTCGAGGATCCTGCGGCGTTCGCGCCGGTTGTTGAAGCTGTATGGCGTGCCGTCCTTGTGCCGCAGGTCCGGGTTAAGGTCCGGGTTGCGGTAGAAGATCCACACGTCCGATGCCGATGTCTCGAATTGCTGCTGTGCATAGGAATTTTCGCCGGGGTCGTAGGCGTTGGTCCAGAAGTGCGTTCTGCCGCCCATGCCTGCGGCGCCACGACGCTGCGTATCCGCCACGTCGAGCATCCCATTGGATTTCGTGTATAAACCGGCCTCGTCCTGTTCGGCGTCCGAGATCGGGTTGCCCAGACGGCTGGTGGCCGAGGCGGTCACCACGTCGATGCGGTCGAGGTCGAGATCGTCATCATCCAGATTGATTCCGGGGCGCAGGATTCGGATGAAGCCCTCGCGCACCTTGAGCAGCTGCTTCAGCGGACCAAGCCTGATCATGGCGACCAGTGGACGGTAGGCGTTGCGCACCTGGTCCTCGGAATTCGCGGTCAGCTGGATGAGCGGCGACGGGTGACGCATGCCTTTCGGCTCGCCCGGATTGTAATGGTAGACCCATCCGCAGGGGCAGCCGTTGTCGGAGCAGCGGTACACGTCGCCGGGCTTCGCCCATCCGGCGAACACGACTGGGCCGCATGCCTCGAGTATGGCGCATGACGCCTCGGTTGGCCCCTTGCCGGTCTTCTGCGGGCCGATGCAGCCCGTCAGACGATATTGGAAAGCCTGGTTGAGGACCAGCGGATTATCGACCGTGACCTCTTCGGGCGGGATGAATTCCGCGTCCTCGCGCACACGCCACCTGTGCGCCGCATACCAGAACTGCCAGTCCGACCAGCAGAAGGGCTTGCCGCGAAGGATGCCGTCGGGCTGGCGCACATGCCGCCGCACCCAGGCGTCCTGCAGGTCGGCGAGGGTCGGGAAGTCGATGATCCAGTCGTCGGCCATGTCACGCCCTCAGGCGTCGTGGGAACTGGACGATCTTGGTGTCCATGCCGCTCTCCGCGGCCTCCGCGTCCGTGGCGGGCACTTCGTGGGCGGCCATGTCGACGTTGTCCTCGGAGATCTTCCAGCCGAGCGCCTGCAATCCGGCCTCCGACAGGCCGATGCGGTCCTCGAGCCGGATCTTGATCGCCACGTCCGCGGCCTTGGCCAATGAGCTCTCGCAGATGACGCATTCGCGGACATATGATGCGATCTGATAATGCAGATACCGAAGCTGCGGCTGTTTCCATGCGCGTGCTTGCGGCAGACGCCACAACTGTTTCCACAGTTCGGCCTCCCGGTCATTCCAGGATTCCGAACCGGCGGTGTCCTCGACCCATTCCTGCGACTCCTTGTCGAAATCACGGATCACATACGGCGGCAGCGGAAACTTCGGCGGCCGGCCCTTGTATTCCGTGTTCGGCAGACTGCGCAGGGTGTATCCCCTGCGTTCGCTCGCACCGCTCGACGGATCCGGCATTGGACCGGATCTGACGCGTTTTCCTCCTCTTGGCATGTCTCCTCCATCGTCGGACGGCCTCGCGCCGTTCCTTCGCTGTCGGCGGCCGGGCCTTTCGCCCGCCCCCCTCTGAAACTTTTGAACCCTCCGCACCTCGGAGACAGCTCTCCGGCGGTTCCGCTACCCAAACTGTTAGGGGGTATCCCCGTGGGTGTTTTGACGGTTTGCTTCCGTTTGTTTTGCAACGGTTTTTTGTTTGACTCGCTTGTTGCTGCGATGAGTCGCGAATCGAATCGAGAAGACTTGGTCGTTTTCGTCTTTCGTGTCGTTCGACGTGAGCGGCTGGCGTTGTCGGCTTGGCTTCGATGGAATGTTTTGTTTTGGTGCCGAAGCCTGTGTGTGTCAGCTGAGGTTTTGTCTGTTGTTGAAGCCTGAAGGTTTCGTCCTTGCGGTCTTGCTGTGGTGGCAGCGCTTGCACAGGCCGCGCATGCGTTGCGGGTCGTTGGGGTCCAGGCCTGCTTCGACGAGCTCGATGCGTTCGATCGGCCAATGGTCGGCTATAGTGCTGGTGGCACCGCATAGGCCATGGTGCCTGCCGCATCCGTCAGGTCCGTCGCCTGGGCAGACACACCGCGGGTCCCTCGCCAGCACACGGGCCCGTGCGAGGCGATGCGCTTTCAAGGTGTATGGATTGCGGTCGCGCGAGCGGCGCTTGTCCTTGGCTTTCCTGCACTCGTCGCACAGGGAGCCGGAGGAGACCAGGTGCGGGCAGCCGGAGGTGGAGCATACCTTGTACATCGCAATCCCCCATCGACAGAGAGGTGTATAGCGCTTCGGGCTGGAGTCGAACCAGCGCTTGTGTGGGGTGCACTGTCTTTTTATCATTACGGGCATTCGATTTAAAGAAGTAGGAAGCCATGGCCGGTAAGGTATCCGTTCTAGGTATCTGTGCTATCCCTTGTGCTCTAACCGCTGAGCTACCGAAGCTGGATATGAAAAATGGTCCAACCATTTTCCGGCTGAACCATTCTACGAACATACGACAGTATAGCATTTTAATTGTGACAGTCAAGCATGGCGGTTATTTCTCCGAGGTTGAACACGTACTCTCCTTTGTGTTTTGTCGGCGTGGCGTGCAGTTTGCCTCTGGTGAGCCATTGGCGGATCTGGTCGCTGGTGCAGTGGATGTCCATTTTGGCGAGGTAGCGTGCTACTTCGACTGGTTTTCCAGTGTATTCGAGCTGCCAGAGTTTGTTGTCGCGTTCGGCTTTGATGGCTTGGACTCCGCCTTGCCATTTGCAGTCTGGGCATGTCCATGTTTCGGCTTGTGGCGTGCTGGCGGCTTGGTGGCCGCATTTTGGGCAGGTGCCGAGGATTATGAGCTCGTCTTCCGGTGTCAACGCTTGTTCGTTGCGTCTGGTGATGTGTTCCAGGGCGGCGTAGTCGTCTGCTGCGGTGCTCATGTTGAGGACGGTGTGCCGGTTGCTTATGATGGCGAACCATGCTTTCCGCCAGTCGTATGCGGCGTATGCGGCGCGTATTTTGCCTGCCTGTTCCGCCAGCCATGCCTCGCTGTCCGCGATGAGGTCTTGCGCGTGGGTGTCGATGGGCAGTGGCGCGTTGCCTTTGTTTGACGTGTGGCCTGTGGGGCCGATGTGCGCCTGTCGGAGCATGATGCTGCGCAGGGTGGGCAGTTGGACGTGTCCGAGCTGGCGGATCAGCGTCCAGTAGGTTTCGCGGCAGTTTGCGCAGAGCATGTTCGCCGTCGCCGTTTTCATTGGCTTGTGGCAGTGCTGGCAGTCGGTCAAAGTCGGGTCTCCTTGTCGTACTGGTGGATTATGGCGGTGATTTCGGCTTTTGGCACTTGCGGCACGAGCGGTGCGATTTCGTCGAGCGAATATCCGGCTTGATGCCATTTGATGATCATGTTTTCGAGTATTTTCTTCATTTGCTTTTCCTTGGTTCGAAGGTCTTAATAATTTGTTGCGAAGTGTCGCATCCGATGTATTCGCCGTTATGCTTCATTACTTGTCTTCCTTTTCGATTTCATTGATCTTGTCGGTGAGGGCTTCGAGCACGTCCACGCGGTCTCCCCACTTGAGGTTCCGCCAGAACTGTTCGAGATCAGCCCAGTTCTCGGCCTGTAGGATGCCAAGAAGCCTGATTGCCTGAGCTTCGAGAATGTCGGCGTTCCGTTTGCAGCACGCGGCGAAGAACGGCACATTATGCGTGATTGCGTCATTGATGAACCAGACCGCCTTCTTGAGGTCTTCCACACCGTTCTTGTGCTGCCATCTGAAGCAGTATTGGACGGCTTGCCCCCAGTCGCTTGAGAGCAGTCGGCTGAGTTCGATGCACTCGAACGGGCCGTCCTCGTAATGCTTTGGGTGGTTGACGTTGTCGCTCATTTTTGGACTCCTTAATCGATGATGAATATGATGATCGGGGCGACGCACAGGCAGACGGTCAACACGATGCCGAACGCGATTTCAAACGGGTTGTGTTTCATTCGACGGTCTTCTTGTATGGGTTTTCGCTTGTATATTGCGGAAAGTCGCATTCCTGGTCTTTCCATCCGGCGGCGTACCCTTCCTGCCATGCCTTGCGACGTTCGTGTTCCAACCATTCACGGCTGTACATGGTTACCTGTTCGTCGTGTTTCATGATTTCTCATTTTTAGAAAAGTGTTTGCTGTTCGCTGTCTTCGGATTGCGGCCATCCGAAATCCGATAGGTCATTCACCGGTAGTCCGGCCCACGGATCAGGATTGCCGGGCACCGGCCGCATTTTCGGAAAACCAGGAAGCGTCGAATAATGGAATCCGTTGTCGCCCACTTCCGCCGGCTTGACGCTGACGGGCATCAGGCCGCATTCGTGCGCGCCAAAATATTGGCCGTCCGGACTGATGCCCGACGGTCCGGCGACGGTTTCCAATCTGACGATGTCCATGTGGGACACGTGCCGGATGCGTATAAGCGGCCTGTCAAGGATGATCGCGGTAACCAGGTCGTCGCCTTCGATGATTCCCGCGTCCCACGATTGCCAGACCACGTCCCTTTCGCTGAAAATCCACCGGCCGCATGAGCACACGACCGGAAAGAGATGCGCCGGATTGCCTTCCGGGGCGAACCGGCGCATCCACTGCGGCGGTTTCCTGCTCATCCAATCAGCCGCTTCCAAAAACCGGCGGACGCCTCCACGAGCCTGTAGCCGCAGTATGGGCAGGTCACGTAATATGCTCCGACACGTTCTCCGCAATGCGCGCATTCCACATACCTGATCGTCTTGTTCATCTGTCTACCGCCTTCACATTCGTGTCCTCGATTTGATTAGGCACTTCGGACGGCATGGAGCCGCTGTAGCCGAGCATGGAACGGCAGTGGTCGGCTGTCTTTTCGTATGCGTTGATTTGTCCCTTCACGACACCGTATGCGTCCATTTCATGCTGCATCAGAAGAGCGTTCGCTAATCTCAGTCCTTCCACTTCTAGCTGTTCGCACCAGTTGATGACTTCCTGCAATGCTTTGTCTTTTTCACTCACGTTCGTTACCATGGTGTTCCTCCTTAGTTGAGGCTTCGTTTGATTGATTTCCAGATCTGGTCGAGTTCGGCATCGGCCAAACCGCTATCCCTGCCGCGCTTCAGCAGGTCATCGTGGATCTGATGTTCGTTTTCCGGATGATTTTTGAAACGTCCGTAAGCCCACGCATGCAGCGTGCTGTTGCGTTGGCCTTCCGGCACTGGCGTCATATCCGGCATGCCATTGGAAATCGACGTGGCACGCCTATCGGCCATGACATCGTCCAAGCTCAAAGCGGGCGCCTCCGGCTTCGGCTCGTTCGTGTAACCGAAATCCTTGAGCATGCGCATGACCGCCTCGCTCGCCTCCGGCACCACGCCGGCGGGCAAATCCGCCAGCTCATACCGTTTGCCGTCGATGACGCTGCCGGGGCCAAGCACATAACCCTTGTTGCTCACACGCAGGTCAATCGGCAGATTCTGCTCATGCACCGCGTTCTTCAGCAGTCCGATATCCATGCCGGCCGGCATGCGATAGTACAGGTGCACGCCATGCGGTGTTTTCGTGACCAACGTGGCCGGCAGATTATCGGTACCGTAGTCGCCGGTCAATGCCTGCAAGCACTGCCAGCCGTCGGGACCGCCATCCTCGGTCGGCTTGTCGCAGTCGATGACGAAACAGTCGCCGAGCGGCACGACCGCATACCTGCTCATCTGGCCGGTGATAAACGATGCGTCCACGTGGCTATCGTCGGACGGATTCAACCGCTTCCACGACAACGACACCTTCCCGTCGACCGGACCTCCGGCCTTTCGTGCCTTGCCTTCGCATGGCGCGAAACCGACATGGCCGTCCAACGCCGATTCGACGATTCCGGCCAGATCCTGACAATCGCCCACATCATCCAACGGGAGCAGACTGTCACGAGACGGCTTCGACAATGCACGTTGCACCCAGTTATCTTCCGGTCTGGTTTCGTCGTTAAGAGCGGAATTCCGATACACGTCGAAACGATCACGGTCAACGACACGGACGACACGAGGCTGTCCCTTGCCAGGCAATGCGCGAGAACGCGCGTTCTCCAGACCAAGCACATCCATAAGGGACTGAGGGATGGTCGTGTGGAATTCCTTGCGGTAGTCGCCTTTCACGGCAACCGGGTCACCGTACTGCTCTTCGTTCGACGCGATTTCGCTGATCAGCCAATACATCTCATCCGAGATGTTGCGGGCAGGACTCAGATTCACGATTTCCGGCGCGTCCGACCTCTCCCACAGACGGCACGACAGGACGAAAAACGCGGCAGGATGATGCTTGCAGAATCCCTCGATCGCATGATACTGGTCATACGATCGACCCTTCGACTGGTGGAATTCCACCTTGATGAAGCGTCGCACGTCCGAATTCTCACCGGAATCCGCGAACTGCATGTTCGTCAGAATCAGCAACGTCGCAGATGGCGTCATCACGCGATAACGACCGCCGGTGACGCGGGCATTGACCTGCGAGCCGGTCGACAACGCGCGCAGTAAAGGCAACATGTCTTCCGTGACCGCGCAGGCCTCGTCATCAATCGCGAATGCCTTGCCGTCCATCTCATCGTTCATCGATTCGCGGCCAAGCGTATAGCCGCCGCCAGCGCAGTAGCCTTGCACGCTGAATCCGGGGAAAACCTTGCCGACGCCCAACACGCCAAGCAACGCCTGACGGGCGATCAGCGTCTTGCCATCACCGCCATGCCCTGACAGCACGTAGGAAAGCTGCTTGAATGGTTCGAGCCACGGAGTCGCGAACATGCGGCACAGGTTCGCATAGGACTTTTCGTCGACGGTGAGCCATCTGAGTATCCGTTCCGCGTCCTTCAACGCCTGATTGCCCATGCCCATGGGAGTGAACGTCTGTGTGACGGCGATATCCGGCTCGTTCTGCAGACAAACGACTTTGCCGCTGCGGCGCACCCATACGCAGGGGTCGCAGCGTACTCCGCGTTCGACTTGTTCGAACCATTGGCTTCGCTTTGCCTCGCGTAGAATCGTGGCCGAGTAGAGCGGATTGCGGTCGCTGCTGCGCGCGTTGCCGCCGATATGGTATTCGTCCTCGATGGTTTTGACTGGATGCCAGCTGTTGAGGATGAGTCTTTCGCCTTCATGGTCGGTCATGTCTGGATCTCGGCGCCAGAGCCTGTCCTGTGACGGGCAGTAGCGTAAATGGCCTTCGCGGAGTTCCCAGATGGCTTTCTGATATCCGGCCGCGACGACTGGCTCTTTTTTGCGGTGGTCTTCCTCAGTGCCGCCTTGGCAGATGAGTTCGAGGTTGTGGCCGGTGATGGTCGTGACGATCGTGTGGTCGTTCGCCGGGGTGAAGGTGAGTGCGAGCATGTGGAAGATTCCTGCGAATTTTGCTGGCAGGTCTTCGGTTGGTATCGGCTGGTATTGGCGATAGTCCCTCATTTTTTCACCTCCTTTTTCGCTGTGCCGTTCCACGCCCATAACACACAACACAAAACAAACAAAATAAATACATATATAAAAAACAATGGAACATTGGTTGTTTGTTTATATATGGTTGAAATTCCGGCACTTTCACTGTGCCAAAGCTTTGGCACAGAATGGCACATGTGCCGTTTTTTGATGATGGGAGCTGTTCCACTGTGCACACCTGTGCCATTTCCATAGGTTTCCTCTCGAAGAGACTCGTCATGTTTGGAACAAGCGTCCGCCGTCGTCATGTCCGAGGCGGACGCTGTCGAATTCATGACCGGCCTAGAATTCAGGCTCTCGTCCACTGCCTGCGCCGAGCGCGTTGATGACCTGGTCGACCGGCTTGCCGAGGAGTCCTGCGATCTCCTGCGCGGTCTTTCCCGCAGCGGCGAGCTGGCTTATGGTCTGCCTGTCGCTCGCGGTCAGTCCGGTCGGCTGGCCGTAAGCGGACTGTTGTGGCTGCTGTGGCGCATACTGCTGCTGTCCTGCCTGCGGGTCGTTCATCGCCGCGTTCAGGTCGGACTGTTTCTTCGGCGTGACGACGTAGTCGTAGATCTTCGCATCGTTGTATCCGCGGGTCTTCGCTGGCTGCGTGCGGGCGAACGTGGCTTTCAGATGGTCGCCGACGTTCGGATGGTCGCCGACTCCGGCCTGACGGCATGCGAGGCGCAATTGGCCGATGTTGTAGCCTTTGACGTACACTCCGCGGATGCCGCTGTCACCGACCCTGTCGGGGTCCTGCAGGCTGGTCTGCAAGTGGATGACGACCTGCGGTTTCGCCTTGCCGTTCGGATAAAACAGTGGTTCGCCGGTGGTGAAGTCTGTCTGCTGTTCCGCGCGGATTTCGACGATTTCGCCTTCCACGCTGGTGCCGATCGGATCGTCCTTGCTGAACGCGCTGGGCGCTCCGCCCTGCATCACGTCGTCGAGGCTCAACGCTTCGGCGGACTGCTGCTGCGCCTGTTGTGGCCGGTAGCTGGCTCCGCCTTGCTGGGTGAATCCGCCACCGTAATTATTCGTTCCGAACATTGTGTTTTTTACCTTTCTACTTGTTGTTGTAGGTGGATTCGAGCAGCCCGACGAGCTGCCCCCGTTTGTCCGGCAATGCCGGATATTGGCTTTGGTTGATTTCGGCGAGGTCGCCGAGCTGGTCGTCCGGCCATGTGCCGCATTGGAAGCAGTGTGTCGGACTGGTCGGCAGGGCGTGGATCCACGCGTCACGCATTTCGACGCCGTCCTCCTGTTCGATGAGGTCGAGGAGGTTGACGATGAGCTGCGCGCGGCTTAAAGCCCATTTGCCGGGTTTCGGGTCGAAGTCGAATTCGATTGGCAGTGCGTCGGCCAGGCTGACGCTGTTCCTGGGCAGGAAGTAGATGGCGTTCTTTTTGCATGGTTCGCCGTCGTTTTCCAATCCGATGCCGTACAGGCTCGCCTGGATGCGGTATTGTTGGCTTGGCCCGTTGGCTTTGACGTTGCGGATTGTGGTTGTGCCGGTGATTTTCCAGTCGATGGTCGTGTTGTTTTCCGCGTCGTACAGGTCGATGCTGCCGTGGATGGGCTGATGGCCGTGGAGTCCGTGGATTGCGCCGACGTCGACGTGTCTTTCGGCTTCGAAGCGTTTCACGGTCCATGGTTCTCCCCCATCGTCGTCCGGCACGGCGAATTCGTCCTTGCGCTTGTTGAAAAGGTGTTCGAATCGTTCGTGGACGCATGTGCCGATGAACGGGAGCCATGCGGCCGACTGGCGTTTCTCCCATCCTGCGAGTCTGGCTGCGAGGCAGTGGAGGCAGTCGGTGCCGAGTTCCGATGGTCCGATCTCCTTTTGCAGGCTTCTCGGCTGGTTGGTGATGTGGTCTTCGATGATGCCGCGTATCTCATCCCATTCCGTCGGTTCCACCGTGGGTGCCGGCGTCGTTTCCGGTGTGGTCTGGTTTGCGGCCATGACTGCTTCAAGGTCGAGTTCGCTGGCCATTTTCATGCCTCGCATTTCACGTCGAATAGGTAGCGGTACAGGAGGTCGGAAAAGTATCCGAGGTCGTCCGCGTCGATGAGATACACGTTCTCGCTTAAGGACTTGTCGTAGGCGTCCAGCGCGTTGTTCAGCGCGTGGTTGAAGTGTTGTCTGATGATCTTGTCGCCCATCATTCGACCACCAGGCTTGCCGCGCCGACTTTCACGCAATCCTGCAAAGCGTTTTCGCCGACCAGTTTGATGATCGTGGACAATGCTTTCGGCTTGACCTGATAGCAGTCCGCATGCTGTTGGATTGGGAAGTGTTTTTCGAATGCTTTGGCGTCGAGGTTGCGTTTGCCTTTGCGGATTTTCACGGTCAATGGTCCGGCCGCGTATTCGCCGGGCTCGCGGTTCTCCATGATGAGTACTTTGAGACTGTCGGCCTGTTCCTGCAGTTGGTGGATTCGGTCGGTGATTTCCGCGTATCTTTTTGCCAGCGTGGCCAGTTCCTGCTGTTCTGCCATTGGTCAGTTCTCCTTTATTTTGGGATGTATTCCTGTTGGAAGTTGATGATTGCCTGCGTGCATGGCTGGTAGGGGTTGCCGTGCCAGGTGAGTGGGTCGCCGGTCTTGCGTTTGCGGGGTCCGCGCGTGCCGGGCACGAGCTTGTCGGGGCGTCTTACGTGGACGTTCGCGTCGATGATCTGCCGGTCATCCTCGTATGCGACGCCGTTGAGCGCGTCGGTGAAGAGTTTCGCGAGATTGTCCCAGTCGCGCCCACGCCGGGTCATGGTCCAGAAGATGAGTGTGATGGCGACCGGGCCTTTGTATGGGAGCAGGTCTGGGTATTGTCGTCGCCATTCCGAGTAGACGCGATTCTCCGCTTTCCGCGTGGCTTCGGGGGTGATGCCGTGGCCGTTGTAGACGCGTGGCCGGCCTTTTGACTGTGGGTCTCCTGGGATTGTCAGTCTGCAGGTGGCCGGCCATGATGGCAGGTCGAGCGTGTCGAAGCTCATTTCGCCGTGTCCTTGAGTGGGATGCGTTTCATTCCTTCGCCGCCTTCATTTCTTGGACTTCACCGTCGAAAAAATCGATGATGAGATTGCAGATGGCGACCGCCGACGTTTTGAGCTGGGCTTTTTCCTCTTCGTTTTCGGACTTGACGGTGAAAACGCCATCCTTGCTGTTGAAATTGAGTCTCATTTCGCCGTGTCCTTCGAGTAGTTGGCTTTCAAGTCCATCAATTCGCCGTTCAGCAGCTTGGTGGCGAATCCGTAGACCACTTTGTCGTTGGATTGGAACGCGGTTCGCTGCAATGCGCTGATGGCGTCGAAAATGCCGGTCAATGCATTGGAGATGATGGTGCGTGGGTCGGCTGCGGCTTGTGGCTTGACGTCGATGGTTCCGGTGGTGACGTCGTTTACCGTGAGCTTCGATTCGGTGACGTCGGCTGCTGTGATTTTCGATGTGGTGGTCATGGTTTCTTTCTTCTTTCCGCTTGTGGTTGTTTTCTGTGCTTTGCTGCGTGGCGAGTGCTTGTCGAAGGCCGGCAATAGTCCTTCCTTGCGGAGTTGGCTGAGAATGTTGCCGACTGTTTTCTGGCTCAGGCCTAGCGCTTCGGCCGTTTCCTTGCCGTCGAACGGCTGGCCTTGGTCGATGCGGTTTTTGCAGTGCGCGAGGATGAGATCGCGTTTCGACGGTTCCGCCGGTTTCGCCGGTAGGCCCTGCGTGAGGAGTCCGGCCTTTCGCAGCGCCCGCATTTCCGTGGTGTCGAGTCCTGCTTCGCCTGACTCGTCGTAGATTTTTCTCAGTTCGGCTAATTCTTCGAACGTGTATTCGTGTTTCAACGTGTTCCTTTCCTGAGTTTTTCGATGAGCGCGTGGTTTTCGCGGATGAACCCGTCCACGTCGATGTCCTGCTGGGTGAGGGTCGGTTTGCCGGTGTCGACGCGTGCTTTCCCATCGCTTTTGATGTTCGGGTGGCTTTTGCACTGTGTCGCCGGAACGAACATGCCGTTTCTCATCTCGCCACCGTCCTCCGGTACTCGTGCGCCAAAGCCCACCGTTCCGCGATTTGACGCTGGTAGCGGACTTTGCGCCTGTCCTGATGGCCTTCGGGCGGTTCCACGCCGATTTTCAGATATGGCGGGCCTTTGCCTGTGCTCCGCCAGTTGGCGAGGGTGCGCACGCTCATGCCGAGCATGGCGGCCAGTTCGGCTGGCGTAAGCAGGTCTGTCATGGCCTGCCGTCCCGAATGTCGCCCATCGGGTCGATGTGGAGGCCGGTGAGCATTTCCGGGGTGTCGCTGTCGCCGCCGCGTTCGAGGTGACGTTTGAGCGCCTTGTCGATGGCCTGGCATGCGGTTCGGGCGGCAATCGCGGTTGCTTTGCCGAGTCTGTTGCCGGGCAGGGTGACGCTGATCAGGCCGCCGTCCAGCGGCATGTCAAGTGCGGCGACGAACATTGGGTCGGATTCCGGGTTGTTGTCGGGGTCGATGTCGACGCAGAGCACCCATGTTGCCACCTTTGGTTTGTTTTCGTCCATTGTGTTTCCTTTGCTTGTTGACGTTGTGTGCCTCACCCTGACGAGTGGATGAGGCTGAGTGGCTGGCGTCGGAGTCGAACCGATGCCTTCCCGTCCTTGGACTCCGAGCGCCCCTTTGACTGTTGGAGCATGACCTGAACATGCTGGCGGCCGGTGGCGTGGCCGACGGTGACTGGCCGTCAGGCGGACTTGAAAGGGTTTGCAAACACCGGAGTGCCTGCGTTTTTGATAGAGAGAGAGGAGATTGGAATCCGTGGACGGGCGAACCGTCGCCCAGCCGAATGCGCCGACAGTGTATGTAAGGCAGGTATCGTCGGCGCGTGGATAATAATCGATATTCAGTTATGTGTCCCCGCCAGCCGACATGAGTGAACGTGGATGTCCGCGCAAAACGTCCCTAATTTGGTTTGTTTTGTTGGACTGTCGGTTGGTGGGAAGTCTTTTAGTCGCGTGGCGCGAATCTGACGATCAGCCACAATGCGGTGGCGATGTACACGCCTTCCACCATGAGCGCGGCGGTGGTGCTGCCGCCATGCCATGTGAGCATGATGGTCAGGCTGGAGATGAGGCCGATGCTGACGATGGAGAAGAGGATGCGGCGGAGCGTGTAGTTCGGCTTCGTGTTCTTCGCCTGTCCGCTGTCGCGCAGTTGGTCATGGCTGGTCATTTGTCTGCCTCCATTTCCTTGAGGATTCGCCCGCATTCGCGGCGGACGCGCTGCACCTCGGTCTTGGTGAAGTTGAAGTAGTATTGGCCGGTCGAGGTGCGGAAACTCATTCGCGCCATCGGCCTGCCGTCTACGCTGTTGAAGGCTTCTAGGCTGAATCCGCCGTCGTCCATCCAGCTCATCGCGTGTCTCCCGCCTTGTCGTTGAGTTCGAGCAGGTCGAGTTGTTCACGGCATTTCGCTTCGAGTTGCGTCCGCCTGGTCTCGTCGGTCTCCTCGCTGAGCTGGGTGAGCAGGTCGCGCAGATTCTGGAGGATCTGATCTCGTTGTTCCAGGAATGTCATCTTGTTGCTCCGATCTTGTTGGAGAGGTTGTAGGCGATGTTTTCGATTTCCGCCGAGGTGAAGTCGGCGAGGGTGATGTCTTGGATGCCGTCAACGAGGCTGGCGCTGCCGTCCTCATGGAGGCGGATGTAGAAGCCGCTTGATGCGAGCAGCAGGCATCCGGGCTCATGGAGCGTCGGCGGTTTTGGCGGATTCAACAGTTGCTGGCTCATGTTCGGTTTCCTTAGGCTTTGAATTGTTTGATGCTGTCGATCGGCTGGATGAGAAGCATGACGAGGTTTTCAGGTTCCATGTCGAGCATGGATGCCGCTTTTTCGATTTCATCCGTCGAGAGTGGCGTGCGGCCTTTGAGCCTGTTGTTTACGGCTCTGATTTCGAGGCCCCATGCTTTGGCTAGGTCTTTCGGCGTCTTGTCGTGTCTGGCGAGTTCCGCTTTGAGGTTTCTGCTGGCTGTTTCCGTCAGACCGGCCATTCATCCTCCTCGATTCCCTGCTTGGTGAGGCAGGCGCGCCAGTCGTGCCAGCCGGGGCCGCGCATGTGGCCGCACGGGTAGTGGTCGGTGGTCTTGGTCTTCTTGGTGCTCAACATCTCGTTTTTCCTTTCGACGGTTTTAAATATACGTAATTACGAAGTTTCCTGTATTCGTAATTACGTAGTCTTCACGATTTATGCACATATGACTACGCAATTAGCTATAATTTGAAACATGGGAAGAAAAGCACAGGAGGTCACGCATTTCGCCAAGCAGGTCATGGACGAATGCGTCAGGCTCCAAAAGCAAAGCGGCATGACCATCAAGGAATTCGCCAAGGCATGCGGCTTCGGCGAGGTCTACTGGTACACGAGGGCAAACTACAGCCTCCCGCTCAACCTGAGTGACCTGGAACGCATCAGCGAAGTGACCGGCGTGTCCATCGGAGACATCGTGATGGACTCCAAGCGCCATGCGGTCGAAGCCGCTGAAAGGAAAGCGCAGGCAGGCGGTTATGGTCTTGCTGCCTATGACGCCGCTGGCAAGCAGGAGGCCATCAATGGAGAGGCTGGGCCGGATTACGACGAGCCTGCCTGACCTGCCTATCGACCGGCGCATGACATACGGGGCCATGCGCCGCGCCATCATCGGACTGCCAGTCACCGCATCCAGCGCCATCCTGCCGGACGGACTATGGGGCTGCTACGACGCATCCAACAGCGTGATACTCATTGACAGGCGCCTTACCTACACGGCGAAAAGATGCGTGCTCACACATGAGCTGCTGCACTGGAAGCATGGCGACACCGGTTGTTCGAACGATCGTTCGAAGCAGGAACGCCGCTGCCGCACGCAGACCGCGCTCCTACTCATCGACCCGATCGAACTGGCCGCCCTGGAGCGCATGTACGACGATGACCTATGGTCGATAACCGACGAACTGAACGTGACCATGCAAGTACTGGAAGACTACCGGCATACGCTCGCAGCATGACGGTAGAATCGGCTGCATCCCCCGTTCGACGTAAAGAGAGAAGAAACCAATGAGAATCAGACAGAACAATACGATGCTGGTCAAGCTCAAGGCATGGCTCGGCAAGGACGTGAAAGTGAAGTCGGCGGTCTGCTCCGGCATCGCCGCCGTATGCGCGGTGGCGTTGGCTGTCGGAGCGGCCACCTATGCCGCCAGCGTGCATTCCGCCGCGGTCAAGGAAGCCGCCGAGACCATCGAAGCCGACAATGCCGACTATTCGAAGCTGATAGACGAATACAACAAGCTTGTGGACAAATACAACTCACTGTCGGATGATTACGATACCGCCTCGGAGACGATAGACAAGGCGGACGGCATGAAGGCCGACATAAAGAAGATGGAGGCTACGCGGGACAATTTGCAGGCGCAAATCGAATCGTTGACCGGTCAGGTCGGCAACGCCAAGAGGACCAGCGCTTCCGATGGCGTGTGGCAGGTCGGTAAGGACATCGACGCCGGAACGTATCGCGCGAACGATTCCGTGACGGACCGCTGTTACTGGGAGATCAGCAGCGGCGGCAACATCCTGCAGAACGATATGCCTGGCGGCGGCTATCCGCAGGTGAGCGTGAGCGACGGACAGCAGCTCAAGCTTCAGAATTGCGGCACGTTCACCAAGCAGTGACGTTCTCTTCTATTCGCCCCGCTTTTTGCGGGGCTTTTCTCATATGCGCCTAGATTGCCTTATAAGGCTTTATATTCGCTTATAAGGCTTATATTTAAGCCGGTAGGCATGGAATGCGGGCAAGCGTTGATTTTCCAGCACTCTTTTATTCAATTCAGCGCATTGTCGCTGTATGAAAGAATGAAAATTGTTACATATGTATATATGTATATTTCATGTTTGCAAGTTAGTATTTTCCACTTGCAAGGTTAATATGCGCCCTTGTTTACAACACGCCATACACACATGTTTGCAAGTTAGCGTATAATGTGTTTCAGAACAAAAAACCTCCGCAGTGTTAACGGCACCACGGAGGTAAAACATGAAGCCTCACTCAAAGACTTCCAAAACCATTGTAACGCATGGCTTGGAGGTCGGAAATGGACCACGAAATGGGATACCGCAACATGCTGGCAGTCGAAGAACTCGCAAGCCAAGGTAAACTCACCGTCACCCACAAAGGCGCACGCAGCTTCGACTTCGCGCAATACGCCCTGCTCAGCCGCATGGCATGGCTCACCGCTGACTGGCCGCTGGACAAGGCAGCCAAGGAGAAGCACATGATGCCGCGCACCTACGCTTCCGGCTGGCTCAAAATCGCCATCGATTGGGGCATGACGCTCCCACAGTCAATGGACGAGCTCGTGGCGATCGGCAATGAGCCGCGCAATCCGAAGCGCGAGCAGCTGGCCTACAACCGCATCGGCAAAATCGCCAAGAAGCTCGAATCCGCAGGGCTCATCAAATGCCTTCGCAAGGGCAACGTGCAGCGCAAGAACAATGCCGTCTGGCTTCTGACCATCGGCACGCCAGAGGAAAACGCTGAGGTCGAAGCATACGTGCGACAGCACATGTACCTTTGA